CCCTCCCCCGACTCAGAAGGTCTTGACTTGCCGGCGTAGAATGTTGAACAGGCATTCAGTTGTTGACTGAACAGTCATTCAACGTTCGGAGGCATCGTTGAAGTTCTGCCGGCGCTGCGGGGCTCGGCTGGCGTCCGATCACCAGGATGACGAGTGGTGCTCCCCCTGCCTGCGCTGGAGGCGCGACTACGATCCCAAGGAGGATCCGGCCTTCCTGTCTGCGCTGCTCTTCGCGCTCTGCGAGAGCCAGGGTCAGGTGGTCGAGCCGCTCAAGGTGCTGGGGCTCGGGGCCGAGCACCGGCTCACGGTCAAGGCGGGGGTGCGGGCCTTGAGGTGCCGGGGACACGTCATCAGGGGCACGGCGAGGGCCACGGGCTACGTCTACGTCGGCTACGTGCCCAAGGGGCACATCGAGGGCCAGTACTCCCTCACGACCTCCGTTTCGGCGTAAGATTCTCAGGCAGACGTTTCTGAGGGTGATTTTTCAAGGAGGCTCGCGTGCCGCACGCAGGGGGACGACCGCCGGGGAAGAAGAACACCAGGGTGACGCCTGAGCAGGTAGCCATCTACGCCGGCGCCATGTGTACGCAGGGCGAGGTGGCGCGCATCCTCGGCATCACCCCGCAGTCGATGTCCACGATGCTCCAGAAGCCGGCCTACCGCGCCGCTTGGGAGCGCGCCCAGGACAACACCCGCTACCTGCTTCGCAAGGCGCAGATCGAGAACGCGCTCTCGGGCAAGACGGTAGACCTGATCTGGGTGGGCAAGCAGTACCTCGAGCAGCGCGACTCGGTACATCAGGTCGAGCAGAACACCAACGTCGAAATCCGCTACGTGGCCGAGTGGGGCGGTGGCGGCGCGCTGCCGGCGGCCCCTGAGCAGGACACCATCGAGGGCGAAGTCGAGGAGGAGACGTGAGTCCCGCCGGCGGCAGAATGGAGGAGCAACTCGACACCGACTGGCAGGCCGTGGCGCGCAAGCTGGCGCGCTGGTTGCCGATGTCACGCACGGTCTTCGAGTCAGTGATGAGCCGGCCGGATGTGCCACTCGACATGGTCAGCGAGTCGATGACGCCCGAGGACTGGATGCGCGCGGCCCAGGAAGCCCTACGCCGGCACAGGGCCGACCTTGACCAGCCGTGAACTCTACGCCCTGCTCGACCTCCTCGCCAAGCTCGAGGCCGAGGTCGCGACCGACACCCCGGCCCACCTCTCGGTGCTCGTCCTGCGGATCGTGGCCGAGCGCAAGTTGACCGAGCGCAAGGAGTTCGGGTGAGGCTCCAGGTGCAACCCATCACGCGAACCGAAGCGCAAGCATTCGTCAGCCGGCACCACCGCCATCACAACCCCGCGGTCGGGGACAAGTTCTGCATCGGCCTCAACGACGGCCAGGAGGTCGTCGGCGTCATCGTCGTCGGCCGGCCAATCGCCCGCCACCTCGATGATGGCTACACCGCCGAGGTCACGCGCTGCTGCGTCCTCGAGGGCATCCCCAACGGCTGCTCCAAGCTCTACGCAGCTGCGTGGCGGGCGGCACGGGCGATGGGCTACACGCGGATGGTCACCTACACCCTCGCCTCCGAACGTGGGACGAGCCTCACCGCCGCCGGCTGGAGGGAGATGTACAAGACCCAGAAGCGCAACACGGGCTGGTCTTGCGCTTCGCGTCCTCGCGTGGACACGCACCCGCTGGGCCAGAAGACGCTCTGGGAGGTCAGGGCGTGACCAAGTCGCGCGGCATCGGCAGGGGCGGCCCGCGGACGGTGACGCCGCCGACGCGGCGCGACGTCAAGATCCGGCTCTACACGCCCCATCCCGGCCAGATGCGCCTGCACTCCTCGACGGCGCGCTTCCGGCTCGCCGTCTGCGGCCGGCGCTGGGGCAAGACCTACGCCGCCGCCAACGAGATCGCCAAGTTCTGCTGGGAGAACCCCGAGTGGCACGGCCTCGACGGTCGGCAGGCGGCGGTGCCGACGATGACGTGGTGGATCGCCCCGACCTACGGGCAGAGCGTCAAGGCGTTCACCGTCATCACCCAGATGTTCGCCGGCGCCATAGCCTCGAAGAAGTCGGCCGTGGGACAGATGAAGGTGGTCTGGAAGAACGGCGCCGTGACCGAGTTCCAGTCGGCCGAACGCTACGACAACCTGCGCGGTGAGGGCGTGCGCTTCATGGTCATCGATGAGGCGGCGATGGTGAGCAAGTCGGCCTGGACGGAGGTGCTGCGCCCGATGCTCACCGACACGATGGGCCGCGCCCTGATCATCAGTACGCCCAAGGGGCGCAACTGGTTCTACGAACTCTACCAGCGCGGCATCGATCCCGAGCAGACCGACTACGAGAGCTTCTCATTTCCGACGTCTTCGAGCCCCTACATCGAGAACTCAGAGGTCGAAGAGGCACGCCTCACCCTGCCAGAGGACACCTTCGCCCAGGAGTACCTCGGCGCCTTCCTCGATGAGGCTGCCGGCGTCTTCCACGGCATAGACGACTGCATCTACGGGGAACTCGAGGAGCCACTCGCCGATCACAAGTACGTCATCGGCTGGGACATCGCCAAGAAGGCTGACTTCTCGGTGGTGACCGTCATCGACACAGACCACTACCGTGACACGGTGCCGGTTCCCCACGTCGCCTCCTTCGACCGCTTCAACACGCTGTCCTACACCGTGCAGGCCGACCGCGTGCAGGAGATCGCCCGCAAGTACCACACCTACGTCCTGCTCGACTCTACAGGACTGGGCGATCCGGTCTACGACATGCTCTGCGCCCGCGGCGTGCCCTGCTACCCCTACGTCTTCACCAGCCGCTCGAAGGAGATGCTGGTGCAGAACCTGGCGATCGACATCCAGAGCAAGAGCATCTCCTATCCCGACATCCCTAACCTTCTACATGAGCTTCACAGTTACCAGTACACCCTCGGGCCGACCGGGAGACTGAGCTACTCGGCGCCCGAGGGCGACCACGACGACTGCGTGGTCAGCCTCGCCCTGGCCGACTGGGCGGCGCGTCATCCAGCGTGGCTCGCGGAGCCGACGCTGTTCTACGAGGACGACGAGATCATCAGCCCTATCTGACGTCCGCTGAAGGGTGTAGACTTCCGGCGCCGAAGAAGAGAAGTCCCCGCGCCGCTCACACGGCCGGGGACGTGGACGACCTACACAGGAGGTCAATCGTGAAGGATTCTACCACCCCAGCCTCGCGGAAGTCAGCAACCCCGTTGGTTCACGACACATGAGCCGGCAGCGCATGATCCGGCCCGAGTTCTTCACCGACGCCGACCTCCTCGAACTCCCGCCCCTCACCCGCCTGCTGTTCATCGGACTGTGGACGCTGGCCGACCGGGAGGGCCGGCTGCGCGACCGCCCGAAGAACATCAAGTTGGCCGTTCTCCCCGGCGACGACGGCGACGTCGATGCCATGCTGGACGACCTCGAGCGCGCCGGATCGATACGCCGTTACGAGGTCGATGGAGAGCACCTCATCGACATCCCCGGTTTCGTCACCTACCAGCACTGCCACTTCCGCGAAGCGGCATCAACGCTCCCGCCGTTCAAGTTTACCCGCGCTAAGAAAGTGCCCAATAGCAGGGAAGCCCAAGGCCAGCCCGAGGCTAACCCTATGCCAGCCCTAGGCCAGCCCGTAGCTTCTACTTCTGCTTCTACATCTACATCTACATCAGAGAAGACCTTAAAAGCATTGTCGCTTCGCAGCGACGACAGACAGAAATCACCGCCCGACGATGGCTTTGACAAGTTCTGGAACCGTTACCCCAAGAAGGCCGGCAAGAAGGACGCCCATGTCCGCTGGCGCAAGATGGACGCCGGCCAGCGCGAACGGGCCTACTACGTCGCGGAGGCGATCGCCTTCGCCGTCGCCAACGGCTACCGGGAAATGGAGTTCGTGCCGATGGGTTCGACCTTCCTCAACAGCGAACGCTACGAGGACTGGTACGACGAGAAGGGCGAGATGATCGTCCCTGGCGACTACTCCCCCGGGGGCAACGGCAAGGGGCGCAAGAAACAGCGCGACATCGACGCCAGCATCGTCCGCGCCATGAACAGCATCGACTGGCCCGAGGAGGAGTCGTGAGCGACCTGATACCGAACTGCTCCACCTGTAAGTTCTGGTGGTGGCCGTTCAACGGGCAGGAGGAGATGGAGCGCCTCGGCTACGATCCCGACCCTAAGAACTACGCGGGGGCAGTCCGTATTTCCTACATTGACGCTCCCGGCGACTGCCGCAGGCACGCCCCTGCTGAAATGGAGGACGATGGTGCAGCCATGTGGCCGAGGACGTGGGCTGCGGCGGGCTGCGGTGACCACCAACCACCCGAGGAGGAGTCGTGAGAAAGCAAGACGCCGCCCTGCTGCTGCGCCGGCTCAAGGTGCTCTGGCCCCGCGAACTGCCCGAGGGCACCGACGAGGAGTGGCTGCGCGTCTTCGCGCCGCTCGAGGCGTCCTTGGGTGATGTGGCGCTCAACGAGATGCGCGACACGCTGATGTTCCCGCCCACCGTGGCCGACTTCCGCAGCGCCTACTACCTCGCCCTTTCCTTCCCCACCGGCGTGCTCGCCCTGCCCGCCGGCGCCGGCGGCGATCCCGAGGAGAGCCTGCGCGACGTCTACGGCGAGAACCAGAGCACCTGGGTCTACTGCTGGCGCTGCGACATGGCGCTCACCCTCGAGGAGCGCGAGAGCGCCAAGCTCAGCGGCTACGACGCGAGCCGCGGCCTCTACCACCACCGCTGCCCGAAGAAGGGCAGCGCGCCGAGCATCCCGGCCAAGGAGCGCGTCGAGCGCAACGAGTACTACGACAAGCGCCGCATCGCGGTCGGGCCGAACGTCGATCCGGTGCCCTACACGGGGGCTTGACAGACCACGTACCAGCAACCCCTTGCGGGGTGTGTATGATGACTGGCCGTGGGAGTACTGGCGACGATCTTCGGTGGCAACGGCGCTGCGCTCGAGGCAGCGGAGGCCGACGACACCCTGAAGCGCCTCGTCCTCGAGGTCGCCGCGATGAGCGACAACGAGGAGATCTACCAGGAGCGCATCGCCGAGCTTGAGTTCGCCATCGAGGACGCCGACTGGACGCAACTCGGCGGCATGGAGAGCGGCTTCCAGTTCAACCGCGCCGCGCTCGACAAGATCATCCACCTCTCCCGCCTCTACTACCTCAAGAACCCCTCCATCAAGCGCCCCGTGGACTTGCAGGCCGTCTACGTCTGGGCGCAGGGCGTCTCCATCTTCAGCAACGAAGAGGCCGTCGATGACGTCATCCAGGCGTTCCTCGATGACCCGTCGAACCGCCGCAGCCTGTCGAGTAACGACGCCCTCATGGATCAGGAGCGCCGGCTGCGCGTCGATGGCAACCTCTTCTACCGTTTCTTCACCAACCCGACCAGTGGCCGCGTCCAGGTGCGGAAGCTCCCCGTGGACGAGATGCGCGCCGTCTACTGCAACCCCGAAGACCACGACGAGCCCTGGTTCTACATCCGCAAGTTCCGAAAGAGCGGCCAGGACGTCACCGTCGCCTACCCTGATTGGCGGTACGCGCGAGCCCGCAAGGTCGAGGACTCCTCAGACCCATTTGCCGGCCGCAGTGGCGTACG